CTTATTCTACTCTCCTTTAAGAGATTTAATCTCTAGACTACAAAACTACTTCAGGTATTAATAATTTATGAGCGACCAATTTACAAAGCAAATTAAATATGAAGAAGGCTTAAGGTTAAAAGCTTATAGATGTTCAGAAGGAAAGCTAACAATAGGTTATGGATGGAATATTGATGCTAACCCCACCTTCGAGGGTAAACCCATACCCAGAATAATTACTAAAGAATTTGCTGAGAAACTTCTAATTTATTCTATTAGTATTGCAGAACAGGGGTTACTTAAAAACTTACCTTGGACTATCAACCTAGACCCTGCTAGAAGAGATGCTTTATTAAATATGTCATTTCAAATCGGAATAGATGGCTTACTAAAATTTAAGACATCACTACCCCTTATCAAAGAGGGTAAATATCAAAATGCAGCCGTCAATCTTCTTAAATCTCTTTGGGCTAAACAAACCCCTGAAAGAGCTAAAAGAGTAACTAACCAGATAGCCTCCGGCAAATATTATCCAATACCAAATTAAATAAAACTATGAGTTACATAAAAACATTCCTAGTACTTACTACATTCATCTTAGCGGCTACCTCTGTAGTCTTAGCAGTAAAGATTTGTGGTCACACAGGTAATAAACAAAGAGCTGAGGTATTACAATGAGTAAAGGTAGTACACCCCGCCCTATTACCGATAGAAAGAAGTTCGAAGACAATTGGGACAAGATTTTCCCCCCTAAAAAGACAAAAATAATCAGTTAAATTTAGAGAACAATAGAATGAAATATCAAAAAGGTCAGACAGGCAACCCTAATGGCAGACCTAAAGGTTCAGCTAATAAAAACACCCTTATTATTAGGGATGCTGTGCTAGATGCTTTTTTAGAATTAGGTGGCGTTGAATGGTTAATTGAGCAAGCTAACAAAAATCCGACTGCCTTTATCTCCCTGTTAGCAAAAATTTTACCTAGTAATATTCAGGCTACAATAGATACAGTAGCCCCTCTTACCCAGTTACAGCTTATACCTGTATCTCCTCCAATTGACCTACCCTCAGATGACTACAAATCAATTGCCCCCACAGACCCCACAGACCCCTAGTATACAACTACCTGCCAAGATTATCCCTCTATTTGAAGGGGACTACAGGTATCGTATTGTCTATGGGGGTAGAGGTAGTGCTAAGACCCGTAGTATAGCACTTATGCTAGCTATAAAAGCTGTAGACCTATCTCAACAGGGAAAGACAGGTATTATCCTTTGTTGTCGTGAATATATGATTTCCCTTGCTGATTCTAGCTTTGCTGAGATTAAGACGGCTATTATAGAATCAGGTTTCTTAGAGCCTTACTTTGAGATAGGTAATAATTATATAAGAACTACTGACGGGAAAATCTCCTTTGTCTTTTGTGGTCTTCGCCATAATCTTGATTCAGTTAAATCTAAAGCTAGAATTTTCTACTGCTGGATAGATGAAGCAGAGAACACTTCTGAAACTGCCTATGAAGTATTAATACCTACTATACGTGAAGAGAAGTCAGAGTTATGGATTAGCTATAACCCAGCTTCTCCACAATCTGCTACACACAAAAGATTCAGAGAGAATACTCCAGATGATTGTATAACAATCTCTATGAACTTCTCTGATAACCCTTTCTTTCCTGATGTATTGAATAAAACTAGATTAGAAGATTTAAAGAATAGACCTGAATCTTATGGTCATATCTGGTTAGGAGAATTTAGGGAGAACATAGAGGGTGCTTACTATACCAAGCAACTCTTAGAAGCTAAACAGCAAGGTAGAATCTGTAATCTTTCTAAAGACCCACTAACAACTATTAAGGTCTTTTGTGATATTGGAGGTACTTCTTCTAAATCAGATAGTTTTGTTCTCATACCTGTCCAATTTATTAATAAAGAAATAAGAATACTAGACCACTATGAAGCTGTGGGACAAGATTTTAATGCTCATTTACTATGGCTTAAAGATAAAAACTATACTCCCAATAAAGCCGAGATATATCTTCCACATGATGGTAAGAAACAAGATTTTGTATTTGATGCCTCCTATGAGTCTGCTTTTAAAGCTCAGGGTTATAAAGTAACTATAATACCTAATCAAGGTAAAGGGGCTGCTCTTCAGAGGATAGATGCTGTTAGAAGACTCTTCCCTGATATGTGGTTCAATGAACCTACCACAAATAACTTAATAACTATGCTCTCTAATTACAGAGAGAAGAAGAATCAATTCGGAATAGGTGTAGGAGCTCTTCATGATGAAGCCTCTAACTCTGCCGATGCTCTAGGTTATATGGCTATTTCATACAAACCCCCAACAAACAATAATTTTTACAAACCATTATCCTACCCAAGCTTAGGGTACTAGGAGATATACTCTTGAAAAAAGAAAAAGATATTACCCCTTTGCCCCACAGTTCCCAAGAATCTTATGCGGAATTAGAAGAGCTTAAAGAAGTTCATGAGGGAATGACAGAAGATAAACTAAAGACCATACTGAACAAAGAGCTTTCTAATGCGCTAGGTATGTCAAATGGTCAACTAGCTGAAGAAAGAAGTAAAGCCTTAAACTATTATAAAGGTAAGCTTGTAGGTGACTTAGCCCCTTCAGAAATTATGGGAAGAAGTAATGTTGTAGACCTATCAACAATGGAATTATGTGAATGGATGCTACCCTCTTTACTTAGAATGTTCACTGATAACTCAAGTATTATCGAGTTTGTAGCTAAGAATGAAGAGGCTGAGAGGTCTGCTAAGTATGCTACAGAATATATCGGAAACCATGTATTCTTCGTACAGAATGACGGCTTTAACGTATTACAAACAGCTTTTAAAGATGCACTTATCTCTAAGAACTCTTTTATTAAGACATACTGGGATTCTACCCAAGACTATATTAAAGAGGAGTATCAAGGCATTGATGCTATAGGTTTAGATATGTTATATCAAGACCCCTCAATACAAATTAATTCTATTGAATCTGTATTTAATGGGGATAGTGGGGTTGAAGAGTTTGATGTAGTGGTTCATAGGATTAAAGATATAGGTCAAGTAAGGATTGAAGTTATTCCCCCTGAAGACGTAAGGGTTCACCCTAAAGCTAAAGATTGTGATACAGCTAGATTTATTGCCCATAGATTTGAAAAGACTATAGCTGAGCTAGAAGCTGAAGGTTATAATATACCTGATAATATTTGTAGTGATAGTAAAGATATAGATGTAGAACACTACACCCGTGCTAACTACTTTGAAGAAAGTTTTAATAACGAGGACGATGATAATGAGGCATTAAAAAACGTTGTAGGCTACGAGTGTTACATAAGACTGGACTATGATGGAGATGGTATTGTAGAATTAAGAAAGGTAGTAATAGTTAATAATTATATCTTAGAAAACATTGAAGTAACCTCTCAGCCTTTTGTATCCTTAGTAGCTATTCCCAATCCTCACCAATTCTTCGGTATCGCACCTGTAGAGTTAGCTATGGAAGCTCAGAAATCTAAGACCCAATTAAAGCGTATGGTGTTTGACAATATCAATATGACTATTAATGGTAGAACATGGGCGGTCAACAACCAAGTTAATTTAGATGACCTGTTAGATGTTAAACCTAATGGGGTAGTTAGGGTTGAGAGTGCCAATGCTGTAGGTGTTTTAGATGTAGCTAGAACAGATATTAGTGGCGCTATAGCCATTATGAACCAGATAGATGCAGAGAAGAAAAGTAGAACGGGTTTAACTGACTTCAGTAATGGTGGAGATGTTAACCCTTTGATGTCCCAAACAGCCACAGGTGCTACTATCCTATCTAATAGAGCTGATAGCCGTATAGAATTGATAGGTAGAAACTTTGCTAATGGTTTAAAGAAAGTAGCCTGGAAAATGTTAGAGCTAATATCTCTTTACCAAGATGAGCCTATAATGTTTAAACACTCTGATAAGTGGGCAGAAATTAGTCCTAGAGAATGGGTAGACCAGTTTAACCTCTCTGTTAATATAGGTCTAGGCACTAATAATAAAAGGGAAGTATTAGGAAACCTTAAAGCATTACAGGATATTATGACTGCTGCTGCACAAGTACCTGGACTAGTCTCCCCACAAAATGCTTATGAAGCCGCTATTAAGACAACTGAAACCCTTGGCTTCACTACCCCAGAGAAATATTTTACTAACCCTGAAGGTGGTCAAGACCCTCGACTTTTACAACAAATCGACGATTTACAAAATCAATTAACAAGCTCTCAAAGTGATTTAGAAAGTATAAAAGTAGAAAGAGATGCCTTTTTCCTACAAACTCAATCTAAGTCAGAGGAAGTAAGGGTTAAGATGAAAGAGCTAGAGATTAAAGAGAAAGAGCTAGACCTTAAAAATAGAGAGTTAGAACTTAAGAAATCTCAGGTTAAAGTACAACTCCTTCAAGAGCAACAGAAAATTGAATTAGCAAAAAGCAAGGCTACTCATGATATGAGTAAAGATGAGCCTGATGTTAGTACCCATACTATCAGACAGATGGAAATAATACATGACCAGTAATGAAGAACACCTAATAGCCCTTGGTGAAAGGTATGAAGCCCTACTAGAGTATAAAGCTTTTGATGAAGCTTTTAGAGAGCTAGGGGAGTCGTATAATAGTCAATGGTTTAACACAAATATGGATGACAAAGATGTTAGAGAAGAACTATGGCAAAGACTAAAAGTAATGCAAGACCTGAAGAAGTTATTATCAACCAGGGTTTTACAGAAGAACCGGCTCCTAGCTACAAAACCTACTTAGAAACAGCCCTATCCATAGAATCTTTAACTGTTAGGATAGATAGACTACTTACTACTTCTCCCGATTTAGTGGGTAAATCTATGCTGCTTAAATATTCACACCCTGTATTCGAGATGTCAGATATTAATGCTATCTCATCTACAGATAATAAAATCACAAGCTGCGTAGCAGCGTCTAATTAAACAATAATACTACCCCTCATCCCAAGGGTATTACCAATATTATATTAATTCATATTTTATTGGTGGTACCCTGGGGTTAGTGGGATGTAATAGGAAACTTTAAAAATGCAAAACTTAGATACTACCCTCCCTGAAGATGTATCAACCCCAGATACTAATACTGAAGACTTTTCTGTAACTAATACAGAGCAAGCTTTAATTGACTACTTATCTGGTTCAGAAGAAGATGAAGACAACGGAACTGTAGATACTCAAGATGACGAAGAAAGCGACGAAGCTACCTCTTCTAATCAAGATACTGCTGCTATACCTACTGTTAAAGTAAAAATAAATGGTGAAGAGAAAGAAGTAACCCAAGATGAACTAGTAACTCATTATCAAAAGGCTGTTGCGGCTGATAAGAGATTTGAAGAAGCAGCTAACCTAAGAAAAGAAGCACTAGCCAAACAAGAGTTATTTGAAAGTACCTCCTCACAACTACAAAATGCTATACAACACTTTACAGGTATTGCTCAACAATGGGAAGCTAACGGTTTATTACAACCACCCTCTCCTGAGTTGTTAGATACCGACCCTGTTACTTATTTAAAGCTTGATGCTGCTTATAAAGGCCGTATGAATGAGATTCATAAAGCTAAAGCTGCCCAAGACTTTATTAATGAACAAAGTGAAAGGACTTATAGGGAAGACCTTGATAGGCACTTAGCTGAAGAGGCTGCTAAACTTCATGACTTTATCCCAGAGTGGGGAAACAATAAAGTTAAAGAAAAAGAACAAGTGCAGTTAGTAGACTATCTTACTGAAAAAGGGTACTCTCAAGGTGATATTGAAGAATTATCTGTATCAAGAGCTTCTAATATTGCAATGGTCGTTAAGGCTATGAGATATGACAGCGCACTCTCTAAAATCCCTCAAAATAAAATTGTACAGCAACCAACTAAAACTATATCTGGACAATCTACTAATATTAGAAACACTACATCCTCCGCTAGACAGAAATTTAATAAATCTGGAAGCGTAAGTGATGCAGCGGCTGTATTTAGTGAGTTGTTTGGGTAACTATTTATAAACTTTAAAACAATAGGTAATTTAAAATGGCTGTTCCTGCTAATACATACCAAACATACCAAACTAAAGGTATTCGTGAAGACCTGAGCGACATTATCGAGCGTATTGCTCCTACTGAAACCCCTTTTATGTCTTCTATTTCTAAAGATAAAGCGTCTAACTCTTTTGTAGAATGGCAAACACAAGACCTGGCCTCTGTATCAGTTAATGCTCAGATTGAAGGTGATGATGCTACTAACGTCGCTATAACCCCCACTGTCCGTTTAGGTAACTATACCCAAATCTCTACTAAACCTTTCCAAGTAACCGGTACTAATAGTGCTGTTAAATCTGCTGGTCGTAAAGATGAAATGGCTTACCAAGCTTCATTGAAGTCTGCTGAGTTGAAACGTGAGATGGAAGTTGCACTATGCTCTGCCGGTAATGGTGTTGCCGGTGCTGTATCTAACGCCACTACTTCTGTTATTCATGCTGGTTCTTCTTCTACTCCTCGTTTATTGCGTGGCTTAGAAGGGTGGATTGCTGATAACGTAGAACTAGGCGCTACTGGTGTTGCTCCTGTCTATGCTATGGGTTCTTGGACTGCTCCTGCTGACGGTACTACTCGTGCCTTGACTGAAGCTCTGTTCTTGAGTGTTGCTCAAAAATGTTATGATGCTGGTGGTAATCCAGATGTAGCCTTGATGAGCTCTAAAGTCCGTAGCTTATTCAATGCCTTTAACGGCGGTGCTACTAAATTTAATAAAATGGAAGATGAGAAGTTGCATAACACTTTTGATGTTTATGTATCTCCTTTTGGCTCTTACAAAATGATTAATAGTCGTTTTGTCCGTAACAGTAATTTATTCCTGTTAGAAATGGATAAATGGTGTATGTCTACTCTACGCCCATACCAAGTACAAGACCTTTCTAAAACCGGTGATAGTGATAAAAAAATGCTTGTTACTGAGTATACTTTAAAAGCTAAAGCTCCAAATGCTAACGGTGCTGTAAAAGCTATCCTTTAATAATTAGTCCAACTAATCCGTTTAGTAACTAAAAAGTAACCCCCAGTCCCCAGGATATTATCTATATTATATTTAAAATATATGGTGTGGATAGTTTCCTGGGGATTAGGGGGTTACTTATCTTTACTTAGATAAACCTTAGATTTCGATATACAAATATGCAAACACAATTTGTTGAGCAAGATGATAAAGTAATAGTAAATAGGCTACAAGATTGTACGCCTATATTAGAAAACTGTAAAGCCCTCTCTGACTTTGAACAAAAAGGGGAGATGAAGTTGGCTGCAAGAATTCCTTATATTGTTATTGAAACATATATTAATGACAATAAAATAACCATGCAAGAATTTATGAATAATAATGAGCATATTAAACGACTAGTAAACTCTCCTGACCTTAAACACTTTAGAGTATGGAATGGTAGGGTATAATATTTTAACAAAGCTAAAACTGCGAGAGGCTATATGTCTATTTCTAATTATACGGAACTGGTAAATACTATTAAAGCATGGTCGGCAAGGAGTGATATTGATACCGTCATGGATGATATTATTACCTTAGCAGAAAAGCACATAAATGATATTATAAAAATAAATGAAGTAAAAACAAGAACTGTTCTTTCTACTGTTCCAGGGAATAATTATGTGATACTTCCTACTGATTTTAATAAAGTTATTAGTGTAAAGATAGGAGGTAAAAGCTTAGGTTTTTATACTAATAATCAAGAAGGGGTTTTTAATAGCCAAAACACAGGAGAACCTTTTTATGGTTATACCTTAGAGGGCAATAAACTCTATACACTCCCTTTAAATACTTCTAGTGATGTAGAGTTAGTCTATTATAAGAAACTAACACCTATTACCCCCTCTAACCCCACAAATGAAGTATTAACTGCTTACCCTAATATTTACCACAAAGCTTGCTTACTTTATACACATGAATTCGCTCATAATGTAGAAATGTTTGCTAGCTACTCCGCCCTTTTAGATACAGAAGTATCCAGGGCAAATAGTAATAGTTTTAATATGGCTAATGCTACACTGGTGATGAGATGAGTGTAATACCTATAACCGGATTTACCCCCAGTGTTAACCCTGTAGTAGGGGATAAGGTTACTATTATTGATTGTAGTAATTTGGTACCTACAAACAAAGGTTTGAAAACCGTAAAAGCAGGTGAAAAAATAACCACCTCTCCTGTGCCTGGGACGTTACTTAAAGGTTTTGTACAAACAATACTTGACGGTTCTGAAAGAACTTTGGCCTGTACAACTACGGCTATATATGAGCTTCTAGCAGGTGCTTGGAGTAATATCTCTAGGGTAGGTGGGTATACCACGCCTGTAGGTAACACTTGGCGTATGTGTCAATTTGGTGATGTTACTATAGCAACTAATGGTAATAACCCCATACAAGCATCTACTACCACAGGTGCTTTTACCGATTTAGACGGGAATCCCCCTAAAGCTAAGATATGTGAAGTCACTCAGGGGTTTGTATTATTGTTTGATTTTGATGATGGGGTTGATGTTGTACATGATGGATGGTGGGCTTCTGGTGTTTATGACCATACGCAGTGGACCCCTGGAAGTGGAAGTACCCTAGCAACTAATGGAAGGCTTTTTGATACACCTGGCGCTATTATAGGTGCTAAGAGGATGGCTAATAGTATTGTAGCTTATAAAGAGGAGAGTATGTACTTTGGTGAATTTGTAGGCGGTGATATTGTATGGCAGTGGAGACAGCTCTCTGATACTGTAGGTGCATATAGTCACGAGTCTATAGTTAACGCTGAAGCAGCCCACTATTTCTTAGGTAAGAACGGCCTATTCAGGTATGATGGTAGTAGATTAGAACCTTTAGGTCTAGTTGAGATAAAAGATTGGTTAAGGGATAATATAAACATTATTTTTAAGTCAAATATTAAAGGTTTTTATGATTCTAAAAACTCCTTAATATATTGGTTTTATGTTTCTAATAGCTCTCAAGGGGCGTGCGATGAAGCACTAGTTTATCATCTTCCTACAGGTGAATTTGGTAGGATTACTAGACAGGTTAATTCTTTAGTTGATTATACCCCTCCTAACTTAACATGGGGAGAGGTCGGCTCTCTTTATCCTATTTGGGGTTCATGGCCTATAGATAGTGCATGGAACAGCTCTGTGTTCTATAGTACGAACGTGGGTTTTTCATACTTTGGTTTAGATGGTCATATTTATAAGGTAGAGGGTGGTTTACCTTTATCTAGTAGTATCACTACAGGCGATATAGGTGATGACTCTACCAACAGCATATTAAATAGGGTGAGGGCAAGATTTTTTAAACAACCTCTCTCTGCCTCAATGAAATACTACCGTAAGCAGAATGAGGGTGAAGATTTAATGGAGGATGGATTTTATAATATGTATGATAGTAAGTTTGATTTAACACGCTCTTCTAGGTTTCATAGACTTAAACTAAACTTTAATGGTGAAACCGAAATAACTGCTTTAGATATTAATTTAGTAAGTGATGGGGAAAGGTAATGTCTAAATCTTCTACATTTGAAAACGATTTCTTAAAACTTATCTTTCAAGGCGTAGCAATAGCTAATATAGCCGATAATACCACAACTGCCCCTCTTACTAATCTATATATAGCATTACATACAGGAGACCCTGGGGAAAGTGGTAATCAAAGCACTAATGAGATATCTTATACTGGTTATACTAGAAAAGCTGTCCCAAGAAGTGCTTTAGGGTGGAGTGTAACAGGTAATATTATTAGTCCTGTTAGTAATATAGTCTTTGGTATTCCTACTGCTGTTACAGGTGTACCTATTGCTACCTATATGAGTATTGGGGTAGCTGTTTCTGGGGCTACTAAAATATTATATAGTGGTATATTAACCCCCAGTATCCCTATAATTGTAAGTAAACCCCCTACCCTCCTATTAAGCTCTACAATAACTGAGGAATAATATGGAAGATACATTAATCATCTATGATAACTGTGAAAAACCTATATCTCCTACCCTCCAAGATGAAGGGAATATCAATAAGATATATATATATGTATCAGACCTTACTATTCAGGTTAATAGGAATGTGGGTTTACCTAATGAATATCAAGAAACCCCTATAAGACAAATAACTTATAAGTCTAAGTAGCCCTTAATCTAATCCAACCTAAATAAACTATGCCCACCTTAATAACAACATCTGGAAAAGATATAATTACTAATAGATTGCTAGGTGGTGGTACTTCTCCATCTTTTATTGAGATAGGAAAAGGAGCTACCCCCCCTGATGCTTCAAATACAACCTTACAAACCCCAATATCCCCACGAATTGCTGGCTCTGCAAGTAGAGCTACCACTACCTCTGCTAATGATACCTTCAGGGTTACAGGGACTATTGGAAATTCTATTACCTATGCAGGGGCTATCACAGAAGTAGGTTTGTTCGATGCTTTATCCAGTGGTAATTTATTCCTTCGTTCTACGTTCTCTGCAATAAATCTTACTGCTGTAGACTCAATATCTTTCACTTTTAATATACAATTTGCTTAGGGATAAATACTAATGCCGGCTTCACTTACTTTTTATGAGTCTTTCCGCGAATATATAGCTGATGGAACTTTTGATTTAAACTCAAACACTTTCAAGGTAACTCTCCATAACTCAACCTATACCCCTAATGCAGGTACTCACTCTGTTTTTACTGACGCTACCAACCAATTAACTACTGCTAACGGTTATGTATCAGGTGGTATTACTCTTACAGGTGTTGTATGGACTCGTACAGGTGCCACAGTTAAGTTTGATGCTAATGACCCTGTATGGACTGCTTCAGGTGGTTCAATAGTGGCTAGATATGCAGTTATTTCTGCCACAGGAACTCTTAATGGTAGGGCAGACCCGTTAGTAGCTTTTATTTTAATGGATAATACCCCTGCTGATGTAGCTACTACCATTGGAAACACTCTTACTCTTCAGTTTAATGCTTCAGGTATATTAACACTGTCTTAATATTAAACCTTCCCCCCTTTCCCCAGGGTTTTACCAATACTGAGTTTAAAACATTCTATACCGGTAAGCCCCTGGGAACATAACTTTTTAACAAGGGCTTTATATGGCTTTAAAACACAGTACAGTGGTAGCAGTTCCTGATGACGGGACATCCCCTGTAGGCACTAACGAGTGGAATGCAGACCATACTATAGATTCCGCAGGTCTTGTTATCCCCTCTGCTTCTCCAGCTAGTATATCTACTCCTGCTTCAGGCTCTACCACTATTTTTGTAGACTCTACTACTAAATCTTTAAATCAGAAAACAGATAGTGGGGCAGTAACAGACCTCACAATAGGCTCTTCTCCCCCACAAGTTGATTTAACTTCAGCCTCCACTGACCAAACCCTATCATTAGGTCAAACCGGTTTTATTGATATCCCATCAGGTGCCCCTGTTACTAC